CTCCACCCTACACGCAAAATGGTAGTTATTGGTAAAGTAATCCATTCCCGAGGACCATCTCTTGTTTTGTAGAAGGACAACTGGATGTCTTCACATGACGTGAATGCTTTTCTGACATCAGAAGATAAATGGGAAAGAAGATGGAATAGTGGTTCCAGTCCATTATGAATTTGAGCTAATATTGATACAAGCCTAATTATAAGGCGATCGTCAAAAGAACTGTCAATAAATGACTCTGGATAAATACATTTCGAAGCTACCCAATCGAGTGATTTAGTCGGATTTCCTAACCAATCCCAGTCAAAGCCGAGTAAGTCAATCTTATCACAAACAGGATCTCTCAAATGTGTTTTATCTGGATGTACAACCATATGAATCAATGACATAGTTCTCCCAAAATTCTGGATAGAATCATTTGTATCCATTTCAAAATCCAAATCGTCAGATTTGCCTTCGCGTACCAGGTCTAAACCTTCGTTTGGGTAATCCATTCTGATGTAATGGTAGTTCAACCCAATTTGCATCATCAAAGAATTAGTGAAAGTGTTAAACCTTGTTCCTGATTTAGTACCACCATTTGCGATTATAGTATGTCCCCACGATCCAACGATAGGCGTTCGAACCTCGTATAGAGCTAAGATTTCCTCGATTTCGGACAAAAGCGTATCATCAACAATACAACCAGATAGTCTGTTAGACTCAATCATAACTGCATGAGCCAAGTAAATTGACAGGGATGGCAATCGATAATCAATGCCTTCGATATCAGATACACAGATTAGATTTTTGTTGCGAATCGCAGATCGTCTCATATCAAGTACTCTTTCAGATATTTGAGGCCTAGTAAGCCCTTCGACAAAAGGTTTCCTGTTAAGAAATTTATCGATAAAGTCGCCATGGAGCATTTCTTGTAATGCCAGAATCTGAAATGAATAACCGAAAACTAATCTGATTTTAGTAGTAACAGTTTTCTTTAGAGATTTCACAGATGGGCTAAAACGATGAAACACGGTCACTAACTCACCAAAGATTAATGCGAGTAGCTCTTTGTTTTCACTTGAAAAGACTTTTTGAACAAAGTTCTCCATTGTTAATTGAGCTTTAGGAGATGATTTTCTTTCATAGTGAGGGTAGCAGGAACTTGACTGCTTGTTCATTTTGAATTTGAATTCGTCCAAAGTTAAGACTCTTGAGTCATATACTAATCCTATATTTCTAAAAGTATTGTTAAGTGACTTAATTAAAATTATTGGATCAATGTCAACTGAATAACTTTTCCTTTTCATGTACCATCGTGCAACGGTCTTATCTTGACGTCTAACATCACTGGCAGTTACATGGATAGAATCTGGAAGCCAAGAATACTGTGGATATCGCTGAACGAACAACCTTAATATTTGTCTTTCCACCATAGGCAAGCGAAATTTAGTTAAGAACGAGAGTCTTTTATGGAACGGAATAGCTTCAATGATATTATGTAATTCCTCGATGTCCCGATCAACAAGACGTTTCCATCTTACTATAACCTTATGAACAAAGGGTTCCGAATAGGTTTCGGAGATTTTAACCAACCGTTCGAGGAACTCGTAATCCATGGTATTTTGGAATGAATCCTCGAGATACTCAATAGCATGACTCTGATCTGAGCTAATATTTTCCCTCAATCTAGACCGTTTTGAAACCCTCCTATAAATAAGAGACTTATATCTTGGGTTGTTGCACATTTTCTTTGTCTATACTAAAGATGCTACTTTATTGCCTTTATAGGGCAAATCCTGCTATGGAGCAATTTTATGATAAAATTACGAAAACCTCACCAGTCGTGAAACTTTTTAATAAGATATCGTTCTTATAAAACGTTCAGCATTATAACCCAATTCTAATCAAACTAAGAACCGTAGATTTAGCATAAATATTTTCATTTAACGATCATTTCCCATGGTTTTCTGGCCTATGGTCAAACAGCACAAGTAGACATTCCTTTCTGTAATAATAAATTAAATTACTTATTTAAAATATAAGGCGCAACAATT